CCTCTGCGGCGGTGACGCATCCGATCCGACGGTCCACGTGCTCGGCACCGAAGACACGTTGCTCGAGTGGCTCGATCTGCGCGAGTCGTGGCGGGATGATCCTGATGCGTGGCACCCGGAGCCGGTGCGCGGGAGTTTCGAGGATCTTGACGATGACGAGCGCGCTCGTGGGCTCGACCTCGGCGCTCTGCGAGAGCTCGCGAAGAAAGCCGGCTACGACGACACCGAAGAGCTCCTCGAGGATCGCGGCGCCGACTACGGCGACCCGGTCGATCAATGCTCGTGCGCCGCGGACCTCTGGAAATGCTGGGCTGCTCGCCGCTACGGCGCCGGCACGCGCGGACCGGCCGACACGCTCGACGTGCTCGTGTTCAACATCTGTCAGAAGCTCTCGCGCGCTGCGAACCGCTGGAAGGACGATCACTTCGTCGACATCGCCGGCTACGCGAAGCTCGCGCTCCGGCTGCCGGCAGACGAGCGCAACGAGAAGCGCGCGCCGGAAGGCTACCGGACGCCGTTTCCGCGGCCGGTGATGGATGGCCGCCCGCGACGCCTAAGCTCCAGGCCGGCACGACTCGGCCTGGAGTGTGAACGCCCGATTCCGCGCGACGTGGGGGACGAATGAAAATTCGACCGGGGTGCGACCCGCCGACGGGTCGAGCACTCGTTGTGATGCTGCTCGTCGTGGTTGCGGTCGTCGCCGGCGTCGTGGTCGTTCTTACGCCCGACCCACCGGCACCCGAACCCGGTCCCGCGCTCTGGGAAGTGCTCGAGCTCATCGTCTTGGGTGACGGCACGCTGCTCATCATCACGGCCGACGGGTCGATCTGGCGCTTCGACGACGAGTGGGAGCGCCAAGGAGAGTTCAACGGTGACCGAAAAGTCGTTCCGCAAGTTCCTGAATCGCGACCGGACGTTGACCGCCTTCGTAGCTTGGCGAGTCGGGAAGGATGACGCGTCGTTCACGTTGAAGGACTGCACGCGCGAGTCGACGCTCGAGTTCTGGGGCGAGGAGCCCGGCACGCTCGAGAAGCTCGCGATTCTCGAGGACGCCGTCGCGAAGTTCGGCGCGGCGTTGCGCGCTGCGCTCGAGGCGAAGGCGAAACGAGGGAGGAGACGGTGAGCCGGCGCCGCAAGCTCGCGCCGCCGTTCGTTGTGCCGTGGACGGCGTTCCCGTTCGACGTCGCGGTCTTCCTCGGCCACGAGCGCGAAGAGGTGATTGCGTGGCTCGAGAAGCGATTGCGCGCGCCGCTGACCGACGAAGAGCGCTCCGCGGTCGACATGCCCGGCGTCGGGCGCACAGCGATGATTGCTGACGGCGTGACGGTGATTCGGGTTCTCGACCCGAACGACTCGTCGATCATCGCGCACGAGGCGCTACACGCGGTCGCGCTCTTGTTTGAGACGATCGGCGTCACGAACACCGACAACGAAATCACCGCCTACTTGCTCGGCTACCTCGTCGAGCAGATCGAGAGAGGGAAGCGTGTCAAGCCCGCCTCGCCGGCTGCGCGTCGGCTACGCTGACATCACGGTCCGGCTGTCCGAAGACCTCGAGGATCAACACGGGCTCTACTCGCCGGCGAAGAAACTCATCACGCTTGCGAAGACGGCCGACAGCTCGCGCGGTGCCGAGGGCGTGAACACGCTCTTGCATGAGCTCTTGCACGCCGGCTATGAACTCGCCCAGCTTCGCAACCTCGAGCTCTCGAGTGAGCAGGCGCGCGCTGACGAAGAGCGGGTCGTGACTGTGCTCGCAAACCACTTGACCGAGCTCTTCGCCCGCAACCCCAAGCTCTTGAAGTGGATCGCCTTGGAGCTGCACGGTGCCGAGGAAGACTAAGACCGCGCGCGAGATCATCACGCGTGCCGACGCCCGCGTCGAGTTCCGGCCCGTTGGCGACACGCTCAGGCCATTCGTGATCGAAGACAAGAAGATCGACGAGGCAGCTTGGGCGCCGATGCCTGGCGGGCAGTCGGCCTTTCTCGATTGTCCCGGCGAGGTCACCGGCGGCGACGGTGTGACGCGCGGCGTTTACGAAGCTCTCGCGACCGGGAACCGCGGCGGAGGTAAGACCGAGTGTCTCGGCATGATCTTCGGCCGCTACGTCGGCGGCGGCTTCGGCGAACACTGGCGCGGGATCATCTCGCGGCAGAACGTTGACGATCTTCGCGACCTCAAGCAGAAGCTCGAAGCGCTCTTCCCCGAGATCTGGCCGGAGCTCCGCGGGGGGAATCGGCTCGAGTCGGGCGAGAAGGTTGGGTTCAATTACGCCGACGATTGCTGGGTCTGGCCGACGGGCGAGCGGCTCTTCTTGCGCCACCTCGAGAAGTCGTGGCAGTTTCGTCGCTACAAGGGCTGGGAGCTCCCGTTCCAAGGCTGGGAGGAGCTTACACAATGGCCGAACGACGAGCTCTATCTTCAGATGCAGTCGACGTCGCGTTCGCCGATCCGCGGAATCCCGTTGATGGTTCGCGGCACGACGAACCCCGACGGGGTCGGTCGGGACTGGGTGAAGTTCCGGTTCCGGCTCCCGATCGCCGCCGGCCGCGTGATCGGGAGACCGATTCATGAGAACGGACACACGAGGCTCGCGATCCGGGTCCGGCTCGAGGACAACCTCGTCTTGCGTTACACGACGCCGAACTACATGCAGACGATCGCCCAGTCGGCGACGAGCGAGTCGCAGCTTCGCGCGTGGCGCGACGAAGATTGGGACGCGGTGCCCGGCGGGATGTTCGGCGATCTCTTCGACGCCGGCGTGCATCTCGTCGAGCCGTTCGAGATCCCGAAGTCGTGGCGGATCGATCGCTCGTTTGACTGGGGATCGGCGAAGCCGTTCTCGGTCGGTTGGTGGGCCGAGTCGGACGGCACCGACTACCGCGACGGGCGGGGCCGCATTCGTGCGAGCGTTCGCGGCGACCTCTTCCGGATCGCGGAATGGTATGGCTGGACGGGTCGCCCGAACGTGGGTCTCGGGATCACGAATCACGAGATCGGGCGAGGTATTGTTGAGCGCGAGGTCGCTGCCGGCCGTTATGGGGTCGTGCAGCCGGGGCCGGCAGACTGCCAGATCTTCAAGCGCGAGAATCGCCCGTCGTCGATCGCTGACGAGATGATGCAGAACGTGATGGTCGAAGGCCGCTCGCTGCCGGGGCCGCGGTGGAACCGCGCCGATCAATCGCCGGGCTCGAGAGTTCCGGGCTGGGCGATGGTTCGCTCATACCTCGAGAACGCGAAGCCGCCCGCCCACGGTGGGCCGCGCGAGTTCCCGGGGCTCTTCGCGTTCTCGACGTGCGAGCAATTCAAGCGGCTTTTTCCCGCGACCCAGCGCGACGACCGCAACCGCGACGACGTCGACAAGGGCAGCGAAGACCATCTTCAAGACGAGGTCCGCTACCGAGTCAAGGCGGCGGGAACGGTCGTCTCCGACGGGACCGTGATCGGGATGTATTAGAGCAGCCGGCCCCACTTCTCGCCGCTAACTTCTTTCTCGCGCATGAGCCACAGCACGAGAAACGCCCAGACGAGCCCGATGAACCACCCTGATTCGCCGGCGATCAAGCTAGCGATTGAGCAGAAGAAAACAAGCCGCCTCGCAATGGTTCCGGGACTGACGTTCGGAGCTCCATCGTCCCAGTCGAGTCGACCGCCCATGTTAGCTCTCCGCGCAAAAGTCGTACTCGGAACAAAGCCACGGCAGAAGTCGAGGAGAAGCTACGAAGCAGTCCCCGTTATTCTCTTGTTTGATAACATAGCCGAGGTCCATCCACCCCGACCCGTCGTTGGGAAGCGCGAAGAAGTGCTCGGATGAAATGTCTCCCTCCCACCGCAGGCGCTTGAATCCGCGTTGGGCCTTCACAACGAGTTCGACGAGCTGCCTGGTGATGTCGAGACCGCACTCGAGGTCGAAGTCGATCGTTTCGAGAAGCTGTTTCTCTGTCAGCGCGCCGAACCAGAAATCAATCGGCGAACTGAGGCGATAGCAGTAGAGTATCATTCCAAACTCCTTATGATGCGAGTTCCAAGCTCTCGGGGCTGGACTTCGAGAGGCGCCACACGCTCGAGACTCTCTTGCGCTTGTGTCGTGAGTCCTCGATCGGAATTCGATTCTGTTGATTGTCGCAGATCCATCCGCCCTTGACAACGACGAAGTGACGACCGCACACGACGAGGCACAACGAGCGCCGGGTCGCGTAGTCGCGCTCGCGCGCCCACTTGGCGAGCGTGTCGTTCCGCGACACGACGACCTCGGAGCCGTAGCGACATGACGCGATCCATTCGCGCTCGCTTGCCCTACGCGTTCCAAAGCGGCTCTCGACCTCGAGCGGCTCGGCCGTGATGCCGGCCCGGCGAATCGCGAGCATCATCGTGAAGTTCGACACGCCGCGAATCGGCGTATCTTTCAGCTTGCCGCGCGCCTTGTTTAGAAGCCGCGCGCCCTCTTCGGCCGTGATTCCGAGGATCGCCGAGAGCGCGCCGGGGCCGCAGAAGCGTTGTTGATTCGACCGCCAGCCTTTGACGAGCACGCGCCGGCCGCGCCGGGTGCGGTATTCGTTGATCCGGCGGCGCTCTTCGGGTTCGTGGGTGACTCGGTGGAGTTGCACGTTTGGGCTCCTTTCTTGAATGGTGGACGCGCCCGGAGTCGAACCGGGGTCCGGGGCCGGCTCGAGGCCGACCCCGTCGATACCCGCCGCGCCCCTAGAAACTCTCCGGCGGATCGGAATAGAAGCTCTTCCGCTCGTAGTAACGTTCCCAGCCGGCTTCCTCGTCGATGTCTTCGGGATACTCGTGCTCCGGCGGAATGTTCTCGATGAGCCACTCGCGGTGAGCTGCCCAGCCGGCGTCGGTGAGCTCGATCCACGCTTGACCCGGCTCGTGCTCATAGGTCGTCGCGAGTCCTTTCTTCGTGAGCGAGGCGACGACGCCGCCGAGACCGTCACGGTCGAACGGCATCTCGTGGTCGCAGACACACTCGGCCCAGAGCGCGCCCGGCTCGAATTCCGATTTGGTGAGGCGGTCGATCAAGGCGGCTTCGTTCGGCGTGAGGTTCATCGTAGGCTCCTTTTCTGTGAGTGTCTGCCTGATCTAGTAGCGAGGACCGTGCCAGTCGTCATTCAACCAAACTTCAACAGCAAAGCCGCTATTCAACAAAGAGAGCCAATCCTTGAATAGCGCAATCTGCGAATCCGGGCTGCATTTTGCGAACGGGTAAGTCGTTGTTTTTCGCGCACTTGGCCGACCGTGCTGCATTTCGCGAATCGGGGTGTACCTCAGCGTACACTCTACTCGGCAACTTTGACAGATCGTAGCCGATCGACTACGTTTCGTGACTGGCACGGGTCCTGCTATGGTATAGGGTACACTCACACAAAAGGAGCCCGAAATGAAGACCCGCTTCGAGATCAACGGCAAGAGCTACCGCACCGACGTCGAGACGCTTGAAGTCCTCCGCTCCCTCGTTCCCGCTGCCAAGGCCGCCGGCGACGGCTCCGCCGTTCAAGCGGTGATCTTCGCGGGTCTGAAGGCCGGCCGGATCGTCGAGGAGAGCTCGAGCCGGGAGCCGAACGAAGGCACCCGCCGCCACAAGCTGCTGACCGCCAAGATCCGCAAGTCCCTGCCGGCACTCTACGCGACCGACGGCGACGACAGCGCCCGCGCGGCCGTGAAGTTCTTCTCGCCCTACTCTGACGCGGTCTGGTACGCGTTCGAGTTCGACGGCGACGACACGTTCTTCGGATGGGCCGAGACGACGCCCGGTTGCGGCGAGCTCGGCTACTTCTCGCTCCGCGAGCTGGCCGAGGCCGCCCGCGGCCGTCTGCCCCTCGTCGAGCGCGACTGCTACGCCGGCGAGCTCCCGACGAAGGCCGAGCTCGCGAGCTAGAAAAAAGTTCCGGCCCCGGCTCTTTTTTCCTCAAGAGTCGGGGCCGGCCGGCCGATCCCTAGAATATGAGACACGAGACCCGACACCCGAAGGAGCCCATGATGAAGACCGAAACCGGAAGCCTCGACTGGAACGGAACGAAGGAAGTCGCCCGCAAGATGTCCGATTCGCAGCTCGTCGGCGCGCTGGCCGACATCCGCGAGACTCTGCCGGTCGCCGACGCGAACGACCGCGAAGAGGGAACCGACACCGGCGGCGTCTACCGTGACGAGGCCAGCGTCTACCATGCCGAGCTCAAGCGCCGCGGCACGACGTTCGAGGCCGCCGAGGCTGCCGAGCTCGAGGCCGAGGCCGCCGAAGAGCGCTGGGCCGAGGACTGCTCCGAGGCCGGGCGGCTCCTGCCCCGCGCCGCCGAGCTCCGCGCCAAGATCGACTGCCTCGAGGAAGAGCTCGAAGAGGCGCGGCTCGAGCTCGGGCGCCTCTGCAACGTGCCGGGATGCTGAAGAGGCAAGCGCGCGTCTTCCGGCCGGCGAGCGAGTTCGTCGGCCGGACCTCGATCAAGACCTCGGTCGACCGCTGGGAACTTACCGCGGGCGGTCGGCTGTGGGTCGTCTTTCGAGACGGGCTCCGGTTCCGGTCGGATTACAGCGGACTCCGCGAGCTCTTCGCCGGTGAGCGGGTTGTCGAAGTTCGCCAAACATCGCAGACCCCCGGTCAGAAACTTACCACTGACCAAAATCCGCCGGCAGAAATCCGCCACCTTGGAGATTTTGACACCTCCGACCCCTCGAGAGGCGCCTAGAACCGCCTCTCGAGCCGGCCGACTTGGCACAGTCCCTGCTATAGTGTAGGGCAAGACCCCGACAGAAAAGGAGCCCGAAATGAAGACCCGGACCCGGACCCAGAGCAGAGAAGAGAGAGCGAGCGACGCGCGGATGGAGCTCCGCCGGCTCGACTACCTCGTGCGCCGCGGTGACGCGAACGCGACCCACCTCGCCCGCTACGAGCAGCTTCTCGGCCGCCACGCTTCCCCGATCCTCGTCGACCGCCCTCAGAGCGCCGTCGACGACGACTGGGCCGACTTCGACCGCAACGCCCGCACCCGCCTTGAGCGGCGCTAGGAGCTTGAGACCGATGACGAGGCTCACGAAGGTCGCCGCGGGCTACTATACGAAGGGTCGCTTCTTGATCGTGAAGGTCGGCCCGGTGTGGCAGCTCCGCGGCACCGACTCGGAGACCGGCGACGAGCGCTGGTTGCAGTCCTACGCGAGCCTCTGCGAAGCCCGTGAGGGTCTCGAGTGGAACCTCGAGGCCGAAAGGAGCCCACGATGAACTGCCCGAACTGCAACGCGAAGCTCGACGAGCCCCGTCAATCGGTCCACGTCTCGAGAATGTTCGGCGGCGAGGTCCGCGTGTCCGGCCACGAGCGCCAAGACGACGCATATCGCAGCGGCTTCGTTGTGATCATCGCCGACGACGACCACGGCAAGACCTCCGAGCTCTACCTCGACCTCGAGCACGCCCGCAAGACGATGAACGCGCTCCGGCGCGCGATCCGCGCAGCGGACGTCGACGCCCGGCGCGCAGAGCGGACGCGAGCTCGCGAGCGCCGGAGGGCGCAGCGAGACGCCGAGATGCTCGAGCGCCTGCAAGCGCTCGGGCTGAAGGACGCTGAGGGAAACTGGACAACGAAGGCCAAGGAAGAGACAATCTTCCCTTATACCGACTGAACATCTGCAAAAGATCACAGACCCCCGGTCGAGAATTGGTCGCCGGCTAATTCTCGACCGGCCGAATCGGCCAGATTCCGCCACCTTGGCAACTTTGACACGCCGCGCAGAGGGGATCGAGCGACCGACAGAATCCGAGGGGCCGCAGAGGCGCTCGGGGGGCGCCTACAGGGGAAGCCCGGTCTTGAGGGGAAGGAGCTCGATCCCCGCGCGAGTTGGCACGGTCCTCGCTATGGTATAGGGTACACTCACACAAAAGGAGCCCGAAATGAAGACCCGCGCCGACATCATCTCCGACCGCAACGAGCAGCACCAGATCGCCCGCGCCGCCGAGGCCGCTGGCCGCTTCGCTGAGGCCGCGCTTGCTTGGGAGGCCGTCGCCGCCCTCGAGACCCGTGCCGCTGGCAACTCCGCGCTCGCCTACGCCGAGGCTAAGGCGATCGATTGCGCCGCGAAGGCGCGCCGAGCCTAACCCGCTTCCGAAAGGAGCCCACGATGAAGACCTCCGCCGCTTCCCAGCTTCCGACCTCCGCCCCCTTCGTCGTCAACGCCCAGAGCGGGCGGGCGAACCAGCATCCCGTGACGATCTGCCTTTACGGCGTCTTTGCGGGCGATTTCCGCGCCCTCGGTGAGCGCTGGGAGGGCGGAGGTCGCGAGCTCCGCCGGGTTCTCTTCGGCGAGCACGACGAGCGCTTCGAGTCGCTGAAGTCGGCCGTCTACCGCCGGCTCTGCGAAGCTGCCCCAAAGGACCCGGGTGCGTGGGTTCGTGTCCACGCCCCCGGCGGCGCGGTGTGGGTCGATGGCGCGGCGAGCCAATGGTTCGCCGCTGTCGCGCCGGGGCTCGGACGATGAGAATCGGAACCCGCCGAGACTGGGCGCTCTCCGGCCGCTACGGACCCGACGCGAACGCGCGCCGGGTCGCGGCCGCCGAGGGCCGCCCTGTAGCAATGGTGAACAGCGCCGGCCGGATCACGATCGTCGAGCCCGGCGGCAAGCGTCACGCGGCCGGATTGCTGCTCTCGAGGCAGTTGATCCGGGTCTGGCGGTTGGCTGGATGGCCGGGTCAGTGTGCAGAGGTTGACGAGGGCTGTGCAAAAAACGCACAGCGAGCACCGCTTAGGGCTGGCAACGGTGAGCAGGATTGACAGCCACTTGCGTCGGCCGACTGGCACGAGGCTTGCAGTATACATAGGCATCTGACACAGAAAAGGAGCCCGAGATGAAGCTCAGAATCGACAACGACCCCGCCCCGCTTCGCGACCGCCCGACCGCCGAGAAGATTGCCACCGAGCTTCAGGCTGGCGACCCCGATTGGACCTACTCGGTCGTCGAGATCGGCAACGAGGCCGGCCTCGTGCGGATCGACATCTTCGACGAAGACGGCAACTTCGTCGGATCTCACTAGAAAGGAGCCCGACATGAAGACCTCGACCCGCTTTTCCCAGATCAGCTCGAACCCGACCGAAGGCACGTTCTCCGGAGTCAACGAGAATGGCAAGTTTTCCGCCCGGACCGATCTCTTCTTGATCGGGCAGGCGTGGCACCGTGGCTGCTCGTTCGAGGATCTCGCTGACGGGTTCGGCGCCGGTCTCGGGACGTGCGGCGGTGATTGGAGCGGAATTCGGGACTCGAGCGAGGCCGCGACCGAGCGGATGTTCGAGCGAGCCTTGAACTATCTCTTCTCCGAGGTCCGATAATGGTCGCCGCCTTTCAGGCCGGCCCCGCCCTCGAGGCTCTGCGGTTCCGGGCCGCCCTCGCCCTCGACCGCTCGCACGCGGTCGGGGAGCGTGGGCCGCGAACCCTGCACTCGCGAGCTCGCGTCGCTGCGTGGCTCGACGGGGATCGGGCCGCCGGCCGCACGCTCTCGGCCGACTTGAAGTGGCTCGAGGATGTCGCCGCCGAAGCTGACGTCTAGGAAATCGAGCGTCGGGTCGATTGGGCTCCTCCCGGCGCCGTCGGCGCCCCCGGTTCGCGACCGGGGGCGCCTTTTTTCGCTTGACAGCCGAGGTCAATCTGTGCTAGATTGTCCCGGTCATGGCAATCGACAGCAAGCATCCGCTTTACAGCGAATTCTTTTCGGACTGGGTCACCCTGTCGGACACGTTCCGCGGCGAGCGGGTCGTGAAGGACAAAGGGTCGACCTATCTGCCCGCCACGTCCGGCCAGACGGCCGACGGCATGGGCCGCGAGAACACGAAGGGTCAAGCCTCTTACGACGCGTACAAGCAACGAGCCGTCTTCCACGACGTCGTTGCCGAGGCGGTGAACGCGCTCGTCGGCGCAATGTGGCACAAGCCGCCGACGATCGAGCTCCCGGCAGCCCTCGACCCGCTGCGCGAACGCGCCACGATCCGCGGCGAGTCACTCGAGATGCTCTTGCGCCGCGTCAACGAAGAGCAGCTCAAGAAAGGCCGCGTCGGAATGCTGCTCGAGCTCCCCGAAGAGATCGTTCGCGCTCCCGGCGTGCTCCCGTGGATCGCGACCTACGAAGCCGAGCAGATCATCAACTGGGACGATGGGCCGCGCGACGACGCCGCCCTACTCGACACGGTGAATCTCGTCGTGCTCGAAGAAACCGAATATGAGCGAACGAGCTCGTTCGAGTGGGAGCTCGAAGAAAAGTATCGCGTTCTCGTGCTCGGCGACACCGAAGAGAACGAGGGCCGCAATTCCGGCGCGATCTATCAGCAAGCCGTGTTTCGTGATGCGTCGTCGACGTTCGACGAGGCCGAGCTCGTCGTTCCGAAGCTCCGCAACCGCAAGCTCGAGAAGATCCCGTTCGTGTTCGTCAATGCCAAGGACATCTGCGCCGACCCAGACGATCCGCCCCTGTTGGGTCTGGCGCAACTCGCACTCGCGATCTACCGCGGCGAAGCTGACTACCGTCAATCGCTGTTCTTGCAGGGTCAAGACACGTTCGTCACCACGGGCCAACTACAGAACCAGACGCAAGGCGTCGCGGTTCGCACGGGTGCCGGCGCGCACGTTCAACTCGAGACCGGCGGAAAGGCCGAGTTCGTCGGCGTCGACTCGTCCGGAATCGCCGAGCAGCGCGAAGCAATTCAGAACGATCTCGCCGAAGCGAAGCAGAAGTCGGCGAAGCTCTTCGATTCCCGCTCGAAACAGAAAGAGTCGGGCGACGCGCTACGAATTCGCGTAAGCTCCGAGACCGCGACGCTCAATCGGATCGCGCTCACCGGTGCTGGCGCTCTACAAGAGATTCTCCGCACGGCAGCAGAATGGGTTGGCGCGAACCCCGATGAAGTCGTCGTCGTTCCGAACACCGACTTCGCCGCCGAAGAATTCTTCTCGAAAGAGCTCTCCGAGCTCATGGCCGCAAAGAACCTTGGTGCCCCGCTGTCGGCTCGATCGATTCACGCGCTCTGCGTGAAACGCGACTTGACTGCCCTCACCTACGAAGAAGAGCTCGAGGCGATCGCCGAAGAGCAAGCCTCGACCGCCGACGAAGTCGAAGAGCCCCCGTTCTCCGACGAGGAATAGTCGATGACGTCGAACGAGCAGCTTTTCGACGCTCTCTTGCGTCATCAAGTGGGGTTGTTGCGTCTGAGCGGATCGATTCGAAAACGCATCTTCGCTGTGCTCGACCAAGCCGACTCAGCCGTGCTCGACCGCCTCGTCGCGCGCCTCGGCCGCCCCGACCCGCGGCTCTCCCCGATGACGTTGCTACGCCTCGCGCGGCTCTCGAAGATCATCAAACAGATTCGGCTCGACGCGTGGAAAGAGGTTGCGGGGATCTGGGGCGAAGAGATGCACGCGCTCGTCAAGTCCGAACCGGCGTTCGTCGCCGGTGCGATGCAAACCGTTCTCCCCGTCTACGTCGACTTCGTCACGCCGCCCGCCGAGCTCCTGCGATCGATCGTCACGCGACGCCCGTTTCAAGGCCGGGTCTTGCGTGAGTGGGCGTCGCATCAATCGCGAACCGACATTCAGCGAATCAACGGCCAGATCCGAGTTGGGATGATCCAAGGCGATTCGATTCAGACGATCGGCCGCCGGGTGCGGGGCGGGATGAAGATGTCGCGCCGCGATGCTGAGGCGATCACCCGAACCGCGGTCAATCACTACTCGAACCAGGCGCGACGCGAGTTCGTCGAAGCGAACAAGAGCGTCATCACGACCGAAATGATCGTTGCAACCCTCGATGGCAACACGACTGCAATCTGTCGCTCGCTTGACGGGCGTCGGTTCAAGGCCGGTGTCGGCCCGATTCCCCCGTTCCATTTTGGGTGTCGCACACTACGAACAGCGCTCGTCGACCCCGAGCCGACGGGGCTGCGCCCGATGAAGCCGATTCACCAGAAACAGATGCTCCGCGAGTTTGCTCAACAGAAACGAATCAGTGTCCCGCGCTCGCGCAATAAACTGCCCTACGGCATGAAGACCCAGTTCGACAAGTTTGCGCGCGGCCGCACGCGCGAGATGATCGGTCGCGTGCCGGCGCGCGTCAATTATCAAGAGTGGCTCGGCCGACAGCCGGTGCAGTTTCAGAACGACACACTCGGCGTGACGAAGGCGAGGTTGTTTCGCGACGGGAAACTTCCGCTCAAGAAGTTCGTCGACCGCCGCGGGCACGAGCTCACGCTAACACAGCTTGCACGAGTTGAGAGGCAGTCGTTCATCGATGCCGGACTCGATCCAGAGAAGTTCTTGTAGGACCCCGGGCGCAAGGGGCGCCCGGGTCGATCAACCATACCGCGCCACGGGGCGCAAGGGGGACAACGGTGTCCATCCTGAAGGCGATCTACGAATCGCGCGAAGAGATCCCCGAAGCATTCGCCGAGCTCTACGAGGAGCGCGGCGGGCAATGGATTTTGACGCAGATCGACGGCATTCAGACCGACGCGAACATCGCGCGTCTCGAGCGGGCAGCCGCTCAAGAGCGCGAGTCGCACAAGAAGACGCAAGCCCAACTCGCTGCGTGGGGCGAGCTCAACCCCGAAGAGACGATCTCGAAGCTCGACCGGATCACCGAGCTTGAGGCCGCGGCCGAAGGGAAGATGGACGACGACAAGATCGACAAGCTCGTCGCCGCCCGTCTCGAGCGCGAACGCGCGCCGCTCGAGCGCGAGAACAAGAAGCTCTCTGCCGCGGTCGCAGAGCGCGACGAGAAGATCACCGCTTTTCAGACGCGGGAAGACGAGAGGGCGATTCGCAAGGCTGCCCTCGAGGCCGCCAAGAAAGCCGGCGTTCCGGCCGACGCGCTGCCCGACGTCGAGATGTCTGCTCGCTACATGCTCCGGCGCGAAGAGGGAACCGGGGAAGTCGTGTCGAAGGACGGGGTC